TCGCCCGGGGTGAATTCCTCGATCTCCCATTTGCCGGCGAGGATCTGGCTGTCGGTGCGCGTGACGCAGGCGCCCTCCCAGATGTGGGCGTAATAGTCTGGGTCGCGGCGCAGGTCGTTCTTGCGCTCTTCCTCCAGCTCCGCCGGGAACCAGGGGTTGTCGTTGTAGTTGAGCCTGATGATCCGACTGTTCGGCGGCGGATCCAGGACAAACCGCTTGTTGGTCGGGCTGTCCTCGTTCTCCGGGTTCCAGGTGAGCCAGATTTCAGAGCCTGGGGCCCGGATGGTCGGGATCAGGTTCTTCCAGCTCTGCTCAGATACCGTCTCCGCCTCTTCGACCCAGCAAATGTCCACGCCGCTGGTGGACTTGATCTGCTGGTAGTTGAGGCGCAGGCCTTTGAACAGGTATTCGGTGCCGTTGCGGCCCCGGATGTAGCTCTCGCCGATCTCGTAGTGCTCAGCCAGCCACGGATAGCTGCGAATGGCTGCCGCCACCTCGGCGTGCACCGAGTCTTTCAGGCTGTTCTGCAGCTCCCGGGCGCACAGGATGCGCAGCGGCTCGGCGTAGCCACGAATGGCCGTCATCAGCGCGAAGCCGAACGACTTACCTGAGCCTCGGCCGCCATAGGCGCCACGGTAGCGCGCAGGGCCGGTGAACACCGGTATCAGCTTGGGCGGAAGCTCAACCCTTGCCGTTATCATTCGGCGCGACAATCTCGATGCGGGTCGGCTGCGGCGTCATGGAGCCGTCCGGGCTGCTGTGGTCGATCATCTGGCGCGGGCTGTGCTTCTTCGGCGACATGCGTTCAGCGCCCCACTTGAGGGCATCCAGCACAACTCGGGCCGCCTGAGCATCAACCTCGCCAGAGATCACAGCGTGCCGCATATCCAGGGCTTCGTCGGCGTGCGCATAGCCGGCAGCCTCGCGCGCCACGTGATACTGCTCCGAAAACGCCTCATGCTTCCCGTCCACGACCCAGAGCAGAACGGTGGACAGCGCCGGCATCTTGTCGTCGCGGCACACTGAGCGGAGAGATTCGCCGCCAGCCAGCCGGACGCAGATGTCGTCGCCCAGCTTCTTGGTGTACTTCGACGGCCGAGCCATTACCAATAACCTCCACAGCCGCAATCCATGCTGTTCCAGCCGCGCTCGCGGTCCTCGACCTTCACCTGGACCGTAGCGGCCCGGGTCTCGCCGTTACCGGTGGCGCGGACAACCAGATCGTAGGTGCGGCAGGCTTGGCCGGTGTTCAGCGTGACAGTGATGCGCGAGCCGTCCTGGCTGTGGCCGGTGACCGGCATGTCGCCCTGTACGGTGTAGCTGTCCACGGTGGGCAGCAGCAGGGAGAAGTCGAACACCAGCGGCAGCACGTCGCCCTGCTCTTTCGTCACCCGGGTGGGGCGCACTTGGCCTCGGCTGTTTACGATGATGGTTCGCATTACTCATCCACCTGCACAGGCGGCGTTTTCTCGATGATGACGGCGTCCATCTTGGGCATTACGCCGGCCAGTGCGATCAGCAGGGTGGCCAGTGCGACCAGCCCGCCGAGAATCCAGACGGCGCCGCGCACAAACGAATTCATCTTGGCCAGGACCACCTTCATCTGGGTGGTGTCCTGGCGGATCACGTTCAGGTCTTGGATGCTGGCCTCCAGGTTGCCCACCCGGTGAGGGAGGCGCTCGGAGTCCAGGGCGTTCACGCGGTGGCGGAGAGTGTGCACTTCCTGCTCCACTGCCCCGAGTCTCGGGGGGATGCTGTCCATGCCGTATTCCTCATGTGTCATCCCGGGACGATCTCCACCATTGCCGCGCAAGCCACGCAGCCACAAGCCAGAAAAGAAAAACGATAATCAGGGTCAGCGTCAGGGCGTACACCGTGGTGTACAGCCAGCGCTTCATTCTCGGATGGCCTCGATCAGGCCGTTATGCCGGGTGGCGCAGTCGTGATACTGGCTGGCCCACTCGGTCATGGTGCGCAGGACCGTGCCCGCCTCGCCGTTACTCAGGGTCGGGAGAGTCGCGGGGCATCTCGTCAGTAGGTTCTGCTGGTACGGTCTCGCCTCGGGCTGCCGCATTGATGAGCAGCCGGCCAGACTCAGGCACGCACACATTGCGATAAACAGGATGCTGGATCTCACGGATCACCCCGCGGTCGATGATGCGTTCGTTCGCCTGCAGATCGGCCAGCCGGCCTTCCACCTTCTCGGCGATCTTGGATTCGCGCTCCATGGCGGCGGCGATTGCGGCCTGGGCGCCCCGCTCTTCGGCCAGGTCCCGGCTATCCTCATACCAGCCACGACCAACCCAGCCGCCGAATGCGATTGCGGCCACCACGGCGAGAGCGACGGCGTAGGGGCCGCCCTTTTTCAGCAGCACAGCCCAGCTCATTGATCACCACCTCGGCCGCGCCAGTCCCGATAGGCCTTCCAGGCACCAGCCAGAACAGCCGGTAGGCCGAACACGGCGCCGAACGCGGTGGCCGTGCCCATCGGGATGTCCGGTGGGGCGTCGCCGAATACTCGCCAGGTCACCCAGGTGATCAACGTCAGACCCCAGATCACCAGCCCAAGCGTTACCAGGGCATTCTCGGACAGGAACCGATACAGACGGCTCACGTCAGTAGCTCCAAATCCAGGGCCGTGGCCGGCCGGTTTCGTTGGGCAGATCGTCTAAATGGATGAACCGGCTGCCGCCTTTCTGGCTCACACCGAACCCGGTGAAGCCCAGGGCCAGGGCCAGCTCGACCACCTGCAGGGCATCACCACCGCGTACTGCAATGTCCGCCGCCCGGCCGCTGGCATGAGCCCCCGGCGAGGCTTTGCGGGCCTCAATCGGATGTGATGGGTCGCGATAGCCGCTGGTGATGATCATCGGCTTGCCGTACTGCGTGCGCAGCGACTGCAGGCGGTCCATGAACGCAGGGTCCATGCCGTCCTTGCCCGTGTGGGAGCACCGGAATTCCCCGGCTGAGAAATTCGGCCAGCGGCTCCAGTCCATGCTTACCTCAGACAAAACGCCCTGGCGACCGGGTGACTCCCAGTCCGTAGGGCAGAAATAGAAAAGGCCCGCGCTTGGCGGGCCTTTGGGGATTGCCGGAGGGATTCAGGGGGAGAGATTCCGGCGTTCTGAGTCAGTTATCGACTCTAGGAAAAAGACTACCAGAGTGCGGCCATTTTAATCTGCGGCCATTTCACTCCATTCCTGTTGCCGTAGCGCCGCGATTTCCTCGCAGACCTCCCTCGGTTTTTGCAGGCCCTTGCGCTCCCACTGGTTGAGTATGCTGCCCATCACTTCGTACCAGCGGCGCCAGTTCCGGTCTGGCTTGTACCAGTGGCTGCGGTCGATGCCAGCCAGGTTGCAGACCATTTCCACCGGGAAAGGCCCCTGTCTGGCTTGAGCCTGATAATCAAAGACCGCCGCCTCAGCCAGGCGCTTGGCCTTCAGGAAGGTCCGGTCCTGTTTGATCTCCGTCCCGCGGCGCTTCAGGAATTCAGCCCAAAGCAGCGTTCTGACGGTGTCCAGGCTCCGCGTTTCCCACTCCGGCGCGTAGCACATCAGCAGCAGGTCACCGAGCGGCTTCGGCTGATTCTCTACCGCCGCCATGACCTTGCCGGCCCACACACGCTTCGCCATGCCATAGATCTGGCCGGAGATCGGGTCGCCGCCGGCGCCCTCGCGCTGCATCTTGAACATCGCGTATGCGTCATGGATTTCTCGCTTCACGTCCGCCATATCACCGCCCTCTCGCCTCGAAAATGCCCTGACAGTCCACGCAGCGGGTGACCCCGCCCAGTGCCCGCCGCCGCTCCGGTATCTGGTCGTCGCAATCCACGCAGTGCGTTTCGGACGGGGTAACGGGTCCGCCGCGCCCGGCCAGCACTTGCGCCATGCGTTCCTCGATCAGTTCGCCGGCCCGATCTGCTGCATCAGCCATTGGCCTCTCCCAAATACCCCGTGATCGTGTCGATAGCCGCCTGGGCGCCCTTGCACAGCGCCGTCATGTAGCCCTGCTCGGCCAGCCAGTTGAGCCAGTCCATCTGCTCCCGGCTGGTCGTGCTGCCCTTCTGCCGCTTCATTTCGATGGCCAGCCCGTGGAAGCCATGCGCCGGCACCGGCAGGAACAGGTCGGGGAAACCCGGGCGCAGCCCCTCGGCCTTCATCCGTGCCATCTTCGCTGCCCGCTGTCTGCCGCTCCCGGCCAGATGCGCGCCGTTGGGCACCGCTATCAGTCGGCCCTTGAGATCCCGGTGGCTCAGGTCGAACCAGCGCACCACGGCGATCTGCTCTTGGCTCTCGCTGGGCGTCATCGGTGCCAATCCTCAATCGCGGCCAGCACCTCCGCCGAACAGGGCAGCTCGCCCCTCTGGCGCCGGTAGTGCGCCACCAGGCCGGCAAAGATCAGTTTCTCCATGCCCCGCCGGCCGATGTCCCGCGGCTCGCCGTAATACTCGGTGACGAACTGGGCGGTGTTTTTGTCGATCGATGCCTCATGCCGGTGGTGGCGCGGGCACAACGGAATCACGAAATCCTGGCCGATCCAGACCTTCCGGTGCTTCCCGGTGGACCCCACGCAGTGGTGAATCTCCGCCGGCATGCCGCAGCAGGCGCAGCCCTGGTCGCGGAGCCATTGGTGCCACCGGCGCTGGGCTGCTGTGGGTGCTTTACCGCCTTGCATTAGGACACCCCCATCACGGCTTGGACGAACGCCGTGGCCGCCTCGGCATTGATCGCATTGCCATAACCGCGCAGTCGTCCCACTCGGGCGGGAGCGCCATCAACCAGCGGGAATGTGCCGGGTTCAACTGGCCGCCACTTTCCATCCCGGCAGAGGAGCCAGTCAGCGTCTCGCCAGAAGCCGTTAACCGGGCCGGCTGTGGATTGTCCGTCAAGTACATCACTGCCTGCTTCGAAACCGGGGACTTGCTCCCTCCCGGCCTGTTCCACTCCGTGACCATTGACTCGTAGGTTCGCCTGCTGTGGTTGTCGTCTGCTACTGACGGCGTTCCCCAGCCGGCCAGCAGCACCTTCCCGTCCAGATTTTCCAGGCCCCTTGTCGTCTCCGGCTGCCCCTTGTAGTTGTTGGCCCCCGGCGTCGGCCACCCGCACAGTGGAGCCGCTTGCCCCAAATCCTGTGGCGACCCCTTGCGGGCGATTTCCCGCAGCGCACCTGCCAGCGTCCTCGCCCCTTTGTCTCCATCGGTCGCCCTTGGCGTTGGCCACCCAATACGCACGGTCTCGGATATGCGGGGCACCGACGCCCGCAGCCGGAAACGGGACACACCCGAAGGCGTAACCCAGGGCTTCCACGTCAGCTTGTACAAGGTCGAACCACGGCCCTGTAGATTTGCTCGCAACCTGCTCTCCAAGGACGACTGGAGGCGTGCACTGCTGGATAAGCCAGTGGAAGGCGGGCCATAGGTGCCGCTCGTCATCAAACCCGCCTCTTTTGCCTGCCGAGCTGAAAGGCTGGCATGGGCACGAACCGGTCCAGACTGGCGTATCGTCGGCAACTCCGGCGCGGCGCAGGGCATAGCTCCACACGCCGATTCCGGCGAAGAAGTGGCACTGGGTGTATCCCACAAGGTCATCTGGTCGAACATCCTCGATACTCCTTTCGTCAACGTCGCCAGGCGCAATCAGGCCGGCCGCTATCAGCTCGCGCAGCCACTGGGCGGCGAACGGGTCGATTTCGTTGTAGTAGGCCGTCACGCGCACTCCCCCATTTCCCGCATGATCTGCTGGTATTCGCTGTCCTCGGGCTTGGGCAGCAGGCACCCGTGGTCCACGCACCAGTTGTCGATCTGCGTCATGTAGTCGGTCATTTCGCCTTTATCCAGCTCGGTGGTGCTGCGCAGCTTGGTGATTTCGGTCTGGCCGACTGTCTTGGTCTCATGGCCCAGGAACTTGTGGCGCATCAGGTCGTGGGCGTCGTCTTTGGTGAGGGTGTAGCCGCGCTCGGTGAAGTGCGCCGCCATAACGGTGAGCCACTGCCAGTACATCGCGTTCTGCGAAAGCGTGCGGCTCGCCTTGGTGATCTTGACCCGCACCGGGAAATCCCGGCGCAGGAGCTCGGTCATCAGGTCGCCAAGCTGTTCCTTGGCAAACAGGGTGATCGTGTCAGCCATGCACCACCTCCTACTCGCACAGCCCGTAAACGGACTGGCATTGCATCGGTTCCTCGGCGACCTGGATGAGGTCGTACTGGCGGCCGCCCCGCGAGGTCTTCGCCCATTCGACCTTCTGTGCGATGCCGTGGCGCTCCAGGGACACATCGGTCTCGCCTTTCGCCGCAAAGAAGGTCGCACAGCCGCGTTTGCTGGCCTCGCTGACGATGCGCTCCCACTCCGCAATGCGTTCCAGCTCCTCGGGGAACCGCTTCGCGATCTGCGCCAGCTCCGGTTTGTTGCAGTTGACGCACGGCATGCAGCCGACGCGGCTCATGCCCTGCTCGTAGAGCGGGTTCCAGTCGATGCCGTGCCGGCGGTGCTGCTCGAACACGTCTTCCACGGTCCAGTTCAGGATGGGCCGGTAATTCCAGAGGCCGGCGCCGGTGTCCGGGTCGCCGAACTCCAGCGCCCACGTTTCCAGCTTTGCGCGCGCTGCTGATTCATCGGCGCGGACGCCCTGCCAGCTCACGATCCGGCTGTGATTCTCCAGCAGCGGCTCCGTGACCTGCGTGTTGATCGGCCCCACTTTCAGCTCCTGGGTACAGAACTGGGCCATGCGGCTGGGAAACCGCCCTTTCCACATGCACAGATCCAGGAACGGGTTACCGCTGGGCACCAGCACTTCCAGAGCGGCAGCGGCTAGGTGGTCCGGCCAATCGTGCTCGCCGCTTTCCAGGCGTGCCCGCTTCCGCTCAATTTGCGGAGCGAAGTCGGCCCGGACGCGAGTTATCTGGACATCAGTGGCCTGCTCCAGGTAAGCCACATAGTCGTAGGTGTCCGGATGTTCGTTCCCAGTGTCAGCGAACACGGCGGTCAGGTTCGGCACGTCCCGCTCGATAGCCAGAAGCAGTGTGGCCGTGCTGTCTTTGCCCCCGGAAACGCTTACGACGTTGGCTTCACGCACTGACCACCTCCAGAATCTCCATGCCGTGCGCCCGGTGTTTCGCCATAACGGTCATGCCCTGCTCGCCGTTGACGATGGCCTGGGGCCAGCCGGTTTGCTCTGCGAGGAATGCGGCTTCGTCCAAGGCGGCTTGAGGGTCGGTGAATGGGGTCATGCGACACCTCCGGCGAACATGTCGGCTTGCGGAGATTCGCCAGTTGCCGCGTCGGCAGCCACCGCCCACTCAATCCGTGCTCGGGCAATGTCGATGTAGCCCAGCGACTCACCGCTTTCATCGGCGTCGCGCTCGATGCCAACGAAGTCGAAGCCCTCCAGGATGGCAGCTTTGCCGGTGCTGCCGCTGCCCGTGTACGGGTCCAGCACGGTACCGCCCGGCGGCGTGATCAGCCGAGCCAGCCAACGCATCAGCGCCGTGGGCTTGACCGTGGGGTGGATGTTCTCTCCGGCGGGCAGCCCCTCATGCCGATCCCGCTTGCTGGCCTTGGCCTCGTAGAAGAAGCGCGCCGCGCTGGTGGCGGCATCTGAGCGAGGCACGGAGGCATGGCGGCGATCCATCTTCCCGTAGCAGTTGGCACTTCCCATTTTGCCGCTGGGCTCATTGCCGTTGAGTGCGCCCTGTTGCCCTTTGGCATCCGGGAACGCCGCCAGAACCTCGTCGCTGCCGTCGTGCACCAGGTTGGCGGGCCAGCGGCCGGCACGCTCAGAATGATCAAGCCCGCCCCGTTGGTCTTTCTTCCGGCCGCTTTCCTCAGCCGAAACTTCCCCGGGACGCTTCGGGAAAGCTCCGTTTTGCCCGCGCGAGTGAGTGGATACCTTCTCGCTACCCACCCGGCACCCGTCGATATTCAGCGCCCCGGTGCCATGATCCAACACGTTTGTGGCCACGGTACCGGTCAGAGGCTTGCGGGCCAGGACGATGGGCTCCTGGGCCGGCTTCAGGGCGGTGCCCCAGCCGTCCCATTGCCTCGCGGCTTCGGTAGCGGGCGCGGTGATCTCTCGCTCTATGTCGACCGACTCGCGACCGGCTGACACGATGCCAGACGGGGCATTCTTCCTCCTCTCGACTGCCAGGACCTCGCGCTCCGCAGCATCGTAAAGGCGCTCAATCACCGCCGGGAGGCTGAGTAGGTCGCGCACCGCCTCCCAGTGATGACGCGGTGGCAGGCCTCCTCGGTGATCGGCCCGAGCCCAGTAGCACGAATTGCTGCCGGCTGAGGCCAACCCCAGGCGCCGGTCGACTTCGGTGTGCGTCATGCCGGCCTTGGCAACAGCCTCAGCGTAGGCCTCCGCAAAGCGGCGGAACGACAAAGGGTTTCCCCCAGCCTTGTCGATCGCCTTGCTGACGTTCTGGCTTTTGGGAAAGCCGCTGCCGTAGACCCAGGCGAGCTGATCGCGAACCTCAAAGCCCGCCAGCCGGATCGCAAGAACGCCCATGTCATAGGTCCGCGTGCCGAAGAAACTGACCAGGTGGCCGCCGGGCTTAAGCACGCGCAGGCATTCTCGCCAGACTGCCGGGCCGGGCACGAAGCTGTCCCAGCTCTTGCCCATGAACCCCTTGCCCTTGTGCACGTAGTCATCGCCGGCCAGCCAGTGCTTCAGCACCTCGGCCATGTCCGGCTCTTTGCTCAGCCCATACGGCGGATCGGTCACGATGGCGTCGATACTGTTGTCCGGCATCGTCCGCAGGACTTCCAGACAATCGCCACGGTGCAACTCGTAATTGCTCACGCCGCAGCCCTCCCTTCCGGCTCAGGAATCGAAACCATGTGCACGCACCGGCCGGTAATTGGGCACTTCCGCTGCCACTCGCCGTCCTCAACCAAGCGCTTGGCGGCAACCAGCGCATTGGCTCGCGCCGCCACGGTGGACGTTTCCAGGCCGGTGATCTGCGCGATCTGCCGGCGGCTGACCCACCCATCGGTGTGCTGGCCGGTGCGGATCAGCAGGGCCACTCCGGCAAGCACCTGCTTTTCCTGCCGGCCCAGGTCGGCGGTTTTGAGGGTGTCGTAGGCCATAAGGCTGGATTCGCGGACGTTTTGGCTCATGTCACTTGCCTCCCTTCAGGAAGCCAGCCTCGCGGCGCGGAACGTCCAGCGCATCAGGCTGCTCAAACCGACGGCTTTGCCCTGAGCGGCGGTAGCTGTCCCAGTCAAACGCCAGGATCGCCCCGCCGCCTTCATACATCCGGTCAATGGCCCGATCACCGATGTACCGGCCCAGCTCCGACTCCGGCAGGTTGGAGATCAGGATCGTTGGGCGCACCTCCTGGTAACGCTCGTCGATGATTTCTTGAGCCAGCAGCAACTCGGTTTCCGTGCCGCGCTGGGCCCCCACCTCGTCCAGGATCAGCAGATCGGGGTCCACGAAGCTGCGAATAACCTGCGCCTCGGTGCGGTCTGACTTCGGGGTGTACGTCGCCTTCACTGCCCGGCTCATTTTCGTGACGGACGTGAACAGCGGCACCCGGAAGAATTCGCGCATGACATGGTTCGCAATCGCGCAGGCCAGATGGGTTTTGCCGGTACCAGGCTTGCCGCACAGGACCAGCCCGCCGCCCATCTGCAGGCGGTCCTCAAAGCGCTCCGCGTAGCGCTGGCAGGCCGCCTTGATCTTTGCCGCCTTATCGTTGGCGGGCTGATAATCATCGAAGCCGTAGCCCTGGAAGCGCTTCGGAATCAGGGCGCCGTGAGCCAGCTCCTCAACGCGGCGCTCCCGTGCGGCCCGGAGCCGCTTTTCATCGTCCGCTTTCTGCTTCGCCTCGCGCTCCGCCTCGCACTCAGGACAGCCAGTGGCGAAAGTGCGGCCCATGATCTCCTGAGCCTTGGATTCGTACTCGCCGTGGGTTTCGCATACGCCAGTGATGATTTTCTCTTGCGCTTCCATCACGCCTCCTTGGCCCAGTCGGGCAGGTGTTCGGTGAATTCTTGGTCGGCAAACCCGGTGTGCTTGCCGGTGTGCGGTTGGCCGCTACGCCCGGAACCGCCGCCCTGCCAGTCCCAGTCCGCGTTGAATGCTCCCCATGACTTCCGGCAGCAAAGCTCGATGCCGGTCACCACCGACAAGCCCGCCTTCTCGAACTCCCGCAGCAAACCGTCCATGGCCCTCGGCGTCAGCGTCAGGCGCTTGTCCTTGCGGATCTGGAGAAACTGGACGGCCAGGTCCTCGGGGATTTCAAAATCGTTGATCAGGTCGGTTTTGGTGAGCTTGGCCTTGGGCGTGGATTTGCGCTGCTTGCCAGCGCTGCCCGCCGGAGGCGGCGGATCCGTTCGAGGGGATCCGGAATCAGGAAGGGGGAAGGGGGAATCAGGAATCAGGTTAAGGGAATCAGCAGGATCACTCTCGGAGTACTCTCGGAGCACTACCAGAGCATCCCTAACCCGTTGTTCTACGGTCGGTTTTTCCTCTCCCTCTTCGTCATCGCTTCCAGCCACCTCATCGGGACCAGGGAGGCACGGGATGGGATTCTTGTTCCGGTCCTGCCGTTCGTTGACGTGCGGATTCTGGTGTTTGGTAAAGTTCGTGACTTGCACCAGAGCAGCACCAGAACAGTCGTGATACATCGTGATCAGACCGGTGCTGTTCAGTTCTTCCATGCAGGCCGGCACGTCCACATCGTCCGCCGGGAAGATTTCCATCTTCACTTCCATGGGGTTGTACTTGAGGCGCCCCATGTAGTCCGCCATGCACCATAGACCCTGGAACAGGATCCGTGCCTGGAACGAGCAGGAGACTACCTTGGCGTCCCGAAAGAAGCCGGGCTTGAGGTTTCTGGCGCGGGCCATTACTCAACCTCCTCCGCTTGCTCCTGGGCCTCAAACGCAGCGACCGCACTCTCGAAAGTGATGATGTCTTGGCCGATTTTCTTGGCGATGGGCTTGGCGCCCTTCAAATCTTCTCCTTTCTGAAACCAGCCCGACGGAATTTCGGTGGCGACAAATCCTGAATCCATTGACAGAGAGAGTTTGTATATCTCAATGCCTTCGATAACATCCAGGAGCCAAACAAGGCCGTTGGCTCCCGAGTCGAACGGGCCGGCAAGCTGGCCCTTGATCGTGATCTCATAATCCGGAAAGCGAGCTCGGTATCTTTCTGCCTGGCGCCCCGCTCCGACCATGTATCGAGCCAACTGAGACAGATGGATCTCGTTCAGTGGCTCATTCTTAAGCTCAAGAATAACCACCTCCAAAAGACCAGGAGATCGGCGAAATTTAATAAGGTCTGTCCGTCCATAGCCCTTAATTTCATGCTGGCGGACAAAGCCATGCATCTCCGTCTCATCTATCGGACACACGCCACAGGCCTCCATGTGGTGTGCAACGTAGTCCTCGATGAACTTCTCACTTGGAAAATCGAGCTTGAACATTTAAACTTCTCCCATCTGTAGTACCTAAAGCCCCGGTTCCGCCTGCCAGCGCCGGGGCTTTCTCGTTTCTACGCGGCCTGACTGGCCTTCAACTTCGCCTGCAACTCCGCGATCCGGCGCTCCAGGTCGGCGGGGTTCTCGCCCGCCAGATACTTCTCCACCAGATACAGCACCGGCTTCGTGTCCCCGGTGACCTCCATGTATTTCTCCAGATCGTCCAGGGTGAAACGGCGGGAATCGTCAGGGTTCTGTGCGAGCTTTCGGCTCAGGTCCGAGGGGGAGTAATCCATGTCAGCAGCGATGGCCTTCTGGGGCCGGCCCTGCTGATGGATGCGAGCGCCAACGTACTCGCGGCAGGTGCCGTAACACTCCGCCAATCCGCGCTCAAAATTCAGTGTGAGTTGTCCGTCTGCCATCTTTTTGATTCCCCTACTATCCTGCTATTTCCCCTAGAACCTGTGCCCAAATAAAAAGCGCCACACGGCTATGCGGCGCTTTCTTCCCATGGGAAGTCTGGGCAGAGGTCGCGGCGGGTGAACCGGCGATCAGTCGCCCGTTCCGCCCGTACTGCGATGCTGGGGGACATCTTGAATGCGCCCCGCACCCAGCCGCTTACTGTTGACTGGTCAACCCCAAGGGCCTCGCCGGCCGCCTTTTGGGTCCCGAAGTGCTTAACGAGGTCGTGATAAATGTTGGCCATTACTCGGTCCAAATATGAGATTTCTAATAGTCTATGCGATGAGAACTCTCATTTGCAACAGTATGAGGCGACTCATATAAATACGCAGATGAATCTAAGCGCCCGACTAAAGGCCGCTCGGCAGCACGCAAACCTGCGACAGAAGGAATTGGCGGACCGGGCCGGCGTCAACCAAGCCGTGATCTCGAACATCGAGCGCGGGATAGCTGGAAGCTCAAAGCGGCTCCCGGAGATCGCCCGCGCCTGCGGCGTGAGCCTCGACTGGCTCACCCTCGGCACTGGGGAGATGGTGCCCGGGCGGCTTGCCATAGCGGAAGAGCCGAGCCCGTCATATGGCGATGACGTGTCCCCCGGCCCCGCTGTCTCCGGGCAGGTCCCCATTATCAGCTACGTGCAGGCCGGCGAGTTCTGCGAGGCGGAAGATCCGTTCGAGCCGGGCATGGCTGATGAATGGTTGCCGTTCCGCCCGCCAGGCGCCGGGCCTCGCACCTACGCCCTGCGGGTGGACGGCGAAAGCAACTTCCCGCGCATCCGTAACGGCGAGATCGTCATTGTGGACCCGGACCGTGCTCCGGACAGCGGCAAGTTCGTGGTGGCCAAGCGCCACAGCGATGCGAAGGTCACGCTGAAGCAAATTCAGTACAACGAAGGCGAGCCGTTCTTGAAGCCGGGCAACCCGGACTGGCCGGAGCCAATCATCAAGATAGACGGCGACTGGAGCGTCTGCGGCGTGGTGATCGGCAAGTACGACCCGATGTAATAAAAACAACCCAGGAGGGGATATGTCCGAGGTGGACCCAAAATCTATCAAGGAGATCATCGCCAAGGCGAATGATGTTGATCTCGCCGCAGCACTGGCCCGCGTTTCGGGCCGATGGCGGTGCACCTTTTGCGAGAGCGACACGCTTGTGTTTTTCCCGAGCCTCGAAAGCATCCAGCACGCCGGAGCCTTTAGACTGGAATTCGCAGACGATGACCATCATCTCCCGACGCTGGCGCTGAGCTGCAGCAACTGCGGTCACATATCTCTATTCTGGCCAATGCCAATCATTCGGGAGCTGCTGAGTATACTGAAAGCGCGCAACTCTGGGGGCGGGGATCATGGATAACAATGTTCTGGACTACAGCGCCTACAAAGAACAAATGGTTGAATCTTACCGCGACGAGCCTCATTCTAAGGGCTCAACAGGTGGCGGCCCCGGCGGCCCCGGAGGAACAGAGACGATGGAAGGCCGAGTAGCGGCACTTGAGGAACGCCTAAACCACATGCCCACAAAGGCTGGCATGTATCTTTCTATTGGTATGGCGGTTTTCGCCATGGTGGGCATCATTCTGTCTGTGACGATCTACCTGCACAGCGACCTCAAATCATCACTGTCCGATATGAATGCAGGCCTGAGCGCAAAAATCGAAGCGAACGCTGACTCCCTGGACAAACTTAGCGAAAACCTCTCCTACCTCGCAGGCAAGTCCGGGAGCCAGAAAGAATGATCTAGCTCTCCCTGTTATCAAAGGCTTGGGGCTTGGGCACTTGAAGAACTGATCGACAGGCGCAATACTGCGCAACGTCCCCGCTCTGCTTATGCATCGGGCTTTAAGTCCACCCTCGCGGTGGCCGCCGTAGCCAGGAGTCGCCATCCGCTACGGTGACTAGCCTCTTTGGCGCAGAATGCCCGCCCAGCGCGGGCTTTTTTGTGCCTGCAATTCCCTGACCTGCCCTTTCGTGACCGCCCGGTCACAAATAATATGAGGAAATATGAGTTTCCTCATTGACTAGATAAATGAGTTATCTAATACTGGACCCATCAACACGGACAACCCGCAGGGGAATGAGATGAGTCAAGCAGTCAGCACAAAGAGCGTTATTGGGCATGGCACGGACAGCCAAGACGACCCAGCTGTTCGGATTGGCAAGCTGGAAGATGCCCTGGACCACATATCTCGCACAGCGCAGAACTCTCGGCACTACACCCGGCGACTGGCATGGATTTCCGAGCGAGCCGAATCCGCCATTCGAGGCGATGACGCATGGAAAAGCGTGACTCTCCCCAAGGGGGCTTCCACCGAATTAGAGCGGGTCAAGTATAGAAATATCGCTTTGCGCGAGTCTGTAGCCGCTTTGGTTGAGGGCATGAGCTATCTGCTGGAGCAGACGGTGGATCAGGACTTGGCTCAAGGCATTGAGCTAACCGAAGGGGAGGCCGAGGCCCGCGAGGCGGCACTCCGACTCATTGAGCTAAATGGAGGCCAGTCATGAACGCACATCAAGCCGCCAGCGATTGGGACTACCAGGATGCACTCCATCCGCAGCGCGCCGCCTACGACGCATGGTGCGAGGCGTATCTGGTCGAGGCGCTGAAGTCCGACGAAATCGAGACCGCGTTCAGCGCCCATGAGGACCTGGAATCCGAGTTCGACGCTCTGGTGCTGTTCCTCGCATTCAGCGCTGCCGAGTTCCGCCCGCTGTGCCTGAGCGAGTTCCGCCGGCAGACGTTCGGCATGAGCCGGGACCAACTGCGGGACGCGCTGGACGACGGCGAGATTGATCCGGTGGAGATTGTGCGCCTCGCGGTGTTCGCGCCGGACGACGCTCGCCGGACCTGGGCGCCGCATGTGCGTCAGGCGATGGATGCGTTCCACGACGCCGTGATGAAAGTCGCGCCGACCTGGGGCTGGGTGGAGACGATTTTTGAAGGGAGGAACGAGCCGTGATGAACCGACGCATCAAGCAGATCGACGAGAAGCTGGACCTGATCCGCTTCGAGGAAGGCGACAAGGCGTTCTACTGCCTCGTCGAGTGCGGCAGAACCATGGTGCTGGGCGATACGCCCGCCGAGGCTCGCCAGCGCCTTGCCGCCATCACCCACGGCATAGCCGAACTGGAAGGCACACACATTACTGCGGAGGCGGTGTCATGAGCGAGATTCTCGGACACGACGTAAACGGGCGCCCGCTGCGGGCTGGGGATCGGGTGGTTCTGCTGTCAGCCAGAAAC